TTGAAACACTTAAGGCGATAGCCCCAAGCTTCTAGTGAGTGACGTCCGTACAACCGCTGAGGCATACCCAGTGGCCGACGTTCAAAGTCACGGTCAGCAATATTGGGGTAGTACAGACGGGACAAGACAAGGGTGTCAATAGGCTTACCCTTAGGGGAGAAGTCAGGAAACTGCTCTTTGATTAGAGGAATGTCATAGCTAATGATGTTGTGTCCGATTAGTTCGTCTGCGTTTTCAAGTTGTTTGATCCCTTGGATCAAGGCTCGTTCTGGCTTGTAGTCAAAAACAATTGGCTCATCTGTCTGCTGCATGTCACGCATAACAATGCAGTGGATAGTTGAACCACGGCGCAGTAGCCCTGTAGATTCAAGGTCAAAGAGAAATTGTGTCGTCATCTATTTCGTCGGTAGTTTGTGGGTCATAGTCGTCCGGCATATGATCTGAATACAGTTCTTTATCCGGCAACGCTTGGTCTTTGGTGTTGACACCGAAGCGCTTATCTTCGTCGTCAAACAATGGTTCAATAGCCATGCAAAGCTCACGTGCTAAACGTGCAGCTCGCCTGAACTCATCCTTATAGTAAGGCTCCCATTCATGAGCCGCAATAACTATCTTTCGGATACCCATGAGGTAACACTGAAAGATGCTGGTGCTAAATGGATAGCGAGTTGTATAGACAACAGCACCTGTAAGAGGTGTGCCGTTCTTAGAAGCAGTAGCAATGGCATAGGATAAACAATCAACTTCAACTTTGGATGCAGTCAAGATGCTGCGTCCGTCGCCAACAATCTCACGATCACGGACAACAACACAGCCACCAGGAACAGCAGGGTGAGTTGAACCGCTAGCGATAGTCTTAGCGATTGTCATAAAGAACTTGTCTTTATCTTTAATGTATGTAGGGTCTCCTTTCGGGCTCGGCATCTCACATATTCATTCTTACTTTCTTATATTAGGTAGTGAAACACGTGAGTGCGACTACATAATGGACAAAGATAATGAGATCAAATGGAAGCCATTCAAGCTTGAAAACAAGCATGCAATCAATGATGCATGGTTAAACGTCGAAAAGTTTGTGCCGCCCTCGATAGACGATTGGGAAGGTCAGGAAGATGACATGGTCAACAGTCCTGCTCATTACACGTCAGGACGGTATGAAGCAATCGATGTGATTGAGGACGCAATTGAGGAAGCTCCTTCAGCAAAAGCAGCGATGCTCCAGGCACAAGTTCTGAAGTATCTACTTCGGTTGTGGCATAAGATTGATGCCAAGGAAGATGCAGAAAAAGCACGATGGTATTTAACCCGTCTAATTGATTCGCTATGATGTTACAGCGGCTGGTAAGCCGCTTTATCAACAGCGCTGGAAATATAGGTAGTTGTTACGTTGTTCCAAGGTCTCATGATCTTGGATGTGTGGTAATAATTGCGTGTAAGTATGGTCCAGATCAAACGTTTGATGTTTGAAGTAAAGTGAAATGCCTTGGGAAAGTTCTGGCGTAGCTGGAATATACCAAGCCATCGGTACAAAACATTCCCAGGGATTTAAGTCTTGGGACACCCAACTGTTCAGTTCCTCAAGGCGCTGAGCAGTTTTTACTATATGACTTTCAATCGCTTCAGTCTCAGGAATGATTGGAGTGTTGGCAGACAGCAGAGCATGCTTCCACATCAGTGTGCCATCACGTTGGATCAATCGACATGGATGTACGATATTACCTGACGGTAAATGGTACATGCAGTCTTTAGAGATGTGCTTGCTCATACTTCACCTTTGTTTTCGTTGAAGTACTCCAGGTCCTTAGCCCAGTTGTCGCCAGCGTACTCGTTGTAAATGATCCGACCTACATCACGGAAAGCATTGTAGAAATGCGTGACCTTATCGATGTCAGTGATAGTTTGATCGAGGGGCGGTCCATAGACTAGGAAGTTCCAAGTCGATGGGCAGATTGATTCAAACCCATTGGGTGTAGCACGGAGCTGCTTGACACGTTTGAATGGAATACACAGTGGGTAGTCCCAGACAACAGGCGCTGCACGTAACAGTTCAGATGCACTAGTAAAATATACAAAACTTTTGATGTAACCGTTGCGGTATTCATTAATAGTTTTATTCAACCAGATGCGTGAGTTACGTACAGCACCCTTAGGTGCAACCCAAACGTTGCCGTGCCAGTGCTCTTGCAGTGGATTAATCTCAAGGCTAGGCACTGACGTTGCATCAACCAGAACCTGTTGAACAGGATCACTTGTTGGGTCGTAGTCAATGCCACCCATGACTTCACGGGCACGCTCGATCAATTCAGGCGTTGGATAAAGAGGGAGCTTTAAACCAGATGCCTTGAGCTTATCCGCTAAATTCTTCTGCGAGCGCTCGGAGGCTTTCCTGGCTCCCGCCTGCTTCGACTGCAAATGTTCTTGTTCCAACATCACTGATCAATGTAATTAACACGTTTTTAGACCAGTCATTCTCGTCAATTTCTTCCATCAGACTTCGTAGAAATTCAAGGATCTCTTCATCCTCTTCTCGTTCGGCAGTACGGATATCGAATTCGATACTGTTACCGGACATGTAGGTGGTTGAATCGTTCATCAGGTTGATGACCAAAGAGCCTGCGCCTTTGGCTTCTACGTTGCGACAAGCAATGTCGATTAGGTCAGAGAGAATAAGTTCAGCAGTAGCAGCAAGAAACTTTTGCTCTTGCTCCTTCTCTTGACCAAATTTATCTGAAGCAATGAGTTGCTTGATTAGATCGTTTCTTCTAGACATGAGAGAATAACTCTGTAATTACAATAATTAAATTAAAAGTCTTTCGTGGGCTTATCATCATCTGGATTATCAATTGGTGCATTGAATAGATCCAAACCTTCTGGATGCACCTGACTTGTGTGTTTGCCTGACAGTAAGTCAGTCATCACAGCAGCAAACCGTTCACCGTACTCAGTGTTGGGATCGAAAAGAAGTTCATTGCGTTCATCAAGCTCAGACTGAGCAATTGATTTAGCTTCTTCTTTCAATGCTTCCTCTACGATAAACTCTGCAACCTGCTGTTTGAGCGTATGAAGTTGACATGCTAACTCAAACGATTCGAGGTAGCTGTCTTGGTCGACAAACACGCCGACACGCTGAGGAATAAGATGAAAGGGATTGCAGCAATACTTATCACCGCAAGTTGTTTTAACACCAGTAAATCCAAGGTCACCCCAAGTAAACCACATTGCAACTCTCTGGGGGTGGTGTTGCGTTGATGATGAAATGCCATGCCTTCTCCATGCAAACTGCGGTTGCTTAGTACGTTTATTGATACAGCCCTGCCATTCCCAGCATTCGTCTGGCTGACCGATGTCAACCTGAGACCAGAACTTGAGAGCCCTACGTCGTTCACGCTTAAGCAGTCGGTCGATATCGAATGAGATACGACCTTCACGTGCAGCAGCTACACAGCGAGTGCATGCTTGGTGACTGTCGTACCGCATTGACTTGTTAGAGAAGCGACCTAGTGAGTGACCGGTATAGATACAGAGCTCTCCTTCTTCTGCCGTGTTGGACATGGTCTGATTACGCCGACCGTAAGCGTGACCACCACGTTTGTTGCTGGGCTTAGCTTCACTCACAGCTCACCTTCCTCACGCTGATGGCTACCTCCAAGGGCAGGGTATTGCTCTTCGGTAGGCAGAAGATCCAGCTGAGTGTGGATCATGTATTCAAATCGTGTGCTGTTTTCGTATTTAATACGCACCAGTTTTGCCCGAGGGGTGTAGTACTCAGGGCGTCCAACAATAAGTGCAGTCAAATTATTTGACGTAACACGGACACGTTGTCCCAGTTTGATTTCATTAGCGAGCATTATTTATCTCCTTAACAGTTAAAGTGTAGTGAAATATGTAGTGACTTGTGGACTAAAAGTCGTTAAGCATTGGGTTCTCTGGCAGGGGATCATCCTTAGGACGCTGCCAAATACGTACAGACTTCGATTTACCTGTAGTGGGATCTTTCCTGCTCGTAACTAGACGTCGCCAGCCCATAGATTGCAGGCAGTCAGCAACACGTCTGCTCTCCTTACGTCCTTGCTGACGTGGGTCAAGCTCCAGTGCATGACTGAGGACGTCAGCTGCAGTCACCTCGGTACGGATGATGACGTACTGAGCGATCTTATCCATCCAAGGATCAGGGTCACCGAACTCTTGGATGTACTCAGCAATCTGTGCAATCTCTCCAGCGTTAAACTCATACGCTTGACCGTCACGGTAAGCCTGAACCGCTGCAGCCCAGAGACTGTCGCGTTGCTCAGCTAGTTCACGCCAAGGGATCTGGAAGCCACTGCCTACTTCCAGTGGGACAAAGCGTCGATTGCCCGTAGAATCAACCAGAAACTGGTTACGGTTAGTAGTCCCAATAAGAACAAAACGACGAGGAAGTTTAGAAGGGAGAGAAGCATATGGGAAACGTACCTCGTCAACACGAGATGTAATTAGGTTCTTGAAGTTTTCAATGTTCCTAATGTTGAAGTAGTTATCAATCTCAGGAAGCTCAAGCAGCCAAGCGACGTGCAGTCGGTACTGCTCTTTCATCAGTGTGTCGAGTGGTGTTGTGATCTCTGAGAACAGAGCGTCAGGTACCAGACAACGACTGAACTGTGACTTACCAGCACCCTGTGCACCGACAAGGATTGGTAGCCATGACATGGAGCAGCCAGGGTTGTATGCCCTAGCAACTGCACCAATCATCATGCGCTGCATAGCCAAGGTGGCAATGCTGTGCCTGTTACCTAGGAAGACTTCACCGATCTTGTCCCACTGTGGGTGAGGCTTGGCGTGTGCAGAGCAACCATCGAGGTAGCGACGGATGGGGCAGTAGCTATTCTTCTGCGCTGCATATTGAATAGCAGACTTGATCCGTGGCTCAGGGATAAAGACACCGTGCTCACAAGCAACACGGGTAGTCATTAGATCAAGGTCGTTACCTTCAAGGGCAACGGTCTTGCCAGTCGGGTCAGTGTATTCAATCTGACCAGTCAGTTCGTTACGACGTAAGTCATGCAAGATCTCCTTAACTTTTTCGACGTCGTTTTCACGCTCCTTAGCAGCGTCGGAGCTGCTTTTCTTGGGGCGTCCGCGTTTGCGCGTAGCTTGAGCAGCATCCGGTAGTGGTTCAAGTTCAATGACATTATCCATAGATTGCGAGTGGTTATTGATGACATCGTCAAAGCTGACTAGCGGATCTGTTTCGGTATAACCAACAGCAGATCCAGCTGCCCTAAATCTCAGCTCTGACGGTAGCTTTGAAGTCCAAGAGGGATCTTGTTTCTTAGCTAGTGAGTAAAGTGTAGTGTGTCCGGAATAGGATCCGAGACCTCGCCATTTGAATGGCAAAATATTTTCAGGCTTGTCACCATGGTGTCCTTTGAGAACCCAGGTAACCCAGTGATCGAAGACACCCTCGCCAATGCCTGCACAAGCGGCAAGGACAGGCACGTAGTAACTCTCGTACTCTCCGTCCTCGGAAGGCCGTAGGAAGTTAGCTAGCAGCCACTGACAGCGTCGTACATCGATGTCGGTAACGTCGGACTTAGCGAAGTCAGAAATTTCTTGGTAGTCAATATCCTCTAAAAGGAATTGGGGTACTACCTCGAACTCAGCATTGCGCTGGACCTCGGCTTCAGTGTTGCCATACCAGAGACGTTCACGCTTCTGTCCGCAGTTGTCCTTGAGATCATCAAGGCCAAGCTCAGCCAGTAGTCGGTTGACGATGAGCCAGTAAGCACCCTTGTGTTGACCTGCACTGTCTAGCTCCATACCCAGAGGGAAGAGAGCTCGGAACCTGTGCTCCTGCTCGGAGTGACTAGAGCTGGTGTAGGTAGCAGCGCACCACTGACGTGCAGTGTCGGTACTCCAGAACCTGGCAAGCGTTGTGTCCCCATCGAAGTCAATGACGACGAGGTTGGAACCAACTGAGTTAGCAGCTAGGCGGTGGTTGTCATGGAAGTGGGTGGCACACCAGCCGAAGCCGTGACCGACCCACCCCAGTAACCAGTCAATGCCTTCGAGAATGTTCAGCCAATCATGCGCTGGCTGGTTCTCCTTGTTCTTGCAGGCTTTGTTGACTGCAATCTTGAGTTTCATTATTACCTTCCATATCGTGAAATTGTTTACAGCGCTTCAGGAAACGGCTCTCCTGCAAAGCAAGTTGATCTCCGTCAATAAAGATCGCTTGTGAAGTCTCAGGTGTACTCACAATAATTAATGCTACATCGCATATGAATCCAGTACGTTCTTTAAGTGC